GAATTATTGGCATTGGCAATACGCATCGTCGGGCGTGGCAGCGTACCCTTGCTGGTTACTTCAAATCCTTCAACTTCAATCGGGAATGCGGCATAGGTGATCTGATTGAAGACGATATCAGCTGATAGCTCATTTGTGCCAGCATGATAGTAAAACGTCGTATCAATTCCGTTGACAGTAGCGGTCAACTGCAACTGAAAAAGTTCAATGATCGCTGACGGTTCAAGCGATTGAAGCTGTTCTTGAATTGATTGTGGAGTGCTCATGCTTCAAATACCTGCTCAAATGTGGCATTGATCACTGCGCGACCAGTGTAAGGAATACTTTTTTCCCATTGGCGGCAGATCCATTTATATTCGGTTGTATCGTCAATTGGCGTCCATTCAAACGCTTCCACACCAGCCCTAGCATCCAAAAAATCCTCGATTGTATCAGCATCGGTTTCTGACACATTAAAAGTAAGCTCCCATTGCTTTGGATTTTGGTTGATGCCAAATGTTGTGCGTTGAGAATATCCGCTACCAAACTGAGCGATTCTTACATTAGGCTGACTGCGTTTAGCAGCTCCATAGGTGGGATTGATCGCTGGAAAAGTAGCCATTAGCTTGCCAGTAGCCCTCCAGGCCGTTTCTGTCTAATCAATTCTGCCTGTACTGCAGCGCCAATGGCCTGTCCAAGCTGTTTGGCATTTTGATCGCCACCTTGTGCTTGGCTGCCAGAGCTGTTGACATTAACCACGATGGTGGAACCACCCATTGCAGCATTTGGCGCAATGCTACCGCTACGGTTTGGCGTAAATAGCTCAGGACCGCGTTCGCCAACGAGATACGAAGTACCACCACGAACGGTGCCACCGGACGCCCTGCCGCCACCGAACAGCTTACTAAAGAAGCCAACACCATCGTTACCAGCCAAGCTGCTGGTTAAAGTGTTAAGACCAAAACGAAGCAAAGTATTAGCAATATCACGAAGAACATTGTTAGCAACATCGCCAAGGGATTTCGTGCCATCAACAGCAGCGGAAATTGCGTCTATGATTCCAGAACTGATAGTGCTACCAATACTTTGGAATGCTTGATCCAATTCAGTCGCTTCTTTTTTTACCTTCATTTGTTCAGCTAAAAATTTACCCATTGAATTGCCAGCGCCTTCAATTTTTTGCTTTAGATCTTCAGTTTGACGAACATTGGCAACCTGCAATTCCAAGGCCCCTGCTAGTTCTAAATTGTTGCGACGCAAGCCATCTTCTTCTTCTGCAATTAAATTGCCGTAGCGTTGGGAGATTTCCAATTGTTCTAAGGCGTTTTGCAATTGGATTTTTTTAATCGGGCTTATTTCTTGCTCAATTGCAAGTTGCATTTTCAATCGCTCCAAAAGCTGTTCGGATTCCAATCGGCCTTTGGCAATTGCTTCTGCTTGGCGCCTTGCGGCATCTGCTGCACGCTGCTGTTCTTTTGCGATTGATTCTGCGCTACGCCCGCCACCAACTTTGCCGCCTCCTAGCAATGCAGGCACTTTAGGCGTTTTCAGTGTAGGTGCTTTTGTTTCTACTTGAATCTGGCCAGTTTCATATCCAAACCGCTCGATTAAATCGCGGAATCGCTCATCTCGCAGTTGCGTAAATGTAGCAGGGTTAATCTTGCCGCCGCCACGCAATCGAGCGATTTCTTCGGCTTCTCTGCCAGCTTGCTGAAATAATTGGTTTCGTTGCTGCGCGCTAATCCCAAATTGCTGGATTCTGCGACCTGCAGACAATGCGTTGTTGATTGAATTAACGACACCAATTGCTTGATCAAGGATAGTCTGCAGTGCTGGTGACAGCACTTGGCCGATTGCTTGCGCTGTTCTAGTAATGCCATCTTGCAAAGTGCTAAATTTGCCAGCCAACGTATCTGACTGAGCAATTGCACCATTTGCATATTTGCCGCCAGTATTGGTAAGATTCTGCAGCGCAACATCTACCGCTTCTGCGCTGAATCTACCTTTCTCTAGCGCCTTCCTAAATTCTTCTCCCGTCAATCCATACATTTTTTGCAGTTCACTTTGCAGGTCAATGCCACGTTCCTGCAGCTGCAATAGCTCTTCACCTTGAAGTCTTCCTTTGGCTTGAATCTGACCAAATGCCGTGGCGATACCGCCAAGATCTGCGCCTGTTGCGCCAGCGACATCACCTAACCGGCGAGTGGTGTCAACTAATTTTTCTGTTTCAACGCCAAACGCACTTAACCGTTTTGCTGTATCAATCAACTCAGTGCTAGTGAATGGCGTTACGGCACCAATGTCTTGTAATTGCTGGACAATTTTTTGAGCAGTTTCAAGACTGCCTGTTAATACTTTAAGGCTACGAGTTTGCGTTTCAAGTTCAGCAGTGCTGACAATAGTGAACTTAAGTGCCTGCAATGCAGCGGCAGCGGTGATAATCTTGCCTATCGCTTTTCCTAGTTTGTTAAATCCACCAGCGGCTTGATTCGCAGCATTGCCAGCATTTGCAAACTTGCGTTTAGATCTATCAAGCTTGCCGTTCATCTGCTCAACGGCACGTTCTAGCTTTTTGCTGCTATTCGCAACCTGCTGCAGCTTGCCGACAGCGCCACGCGAATCAACGTTGATCGCTACGTTGGCAACAGCAGCCACTGCTCAATACCTATCAATACCAGCAGTCTAACGACGCCTTGACTTAGAACGCTCCAGTTGCTCCCGTTCCTTTTCGCCCTTTATTTCATAATATGCAGCAAAGTGAACAAACTCCGCATCGGTTAATTCCGCACGGAGTCTGCTGACTGTCATTCCTAGCTCGCAGGCCAAGTGGAACTCAAAAAGCAACCAGTTGTCCTGCTTCAGTCGTTTTTTGCTTCTTCTAGGTTCTCTTCATTGCCCAAGCCAAACAAAAATAATTCGACTTCATTCAGCACTGACTCAGGCAGTTCACGTTGCAGCTTGGCGACATCAGCCATTGCGAATGCCTTGGTGCCATCTTCAAGCTCTGCCATCTGACACAGCATATGAGTGCTGAGATCTAGTGCCTCATCGCTTTGAGCAAGCGACTGAGCGCGTTTACGATCTGCCCTAGTGATCGGCTTAAAATACAGATCAATGACAGGCTCACCCGCTGCATTTTTCAGCACAAACTTTCGCCTTTGATTTAGGTCAAATGCGCCAACCAGCAGGTCAACGGTCCGAGATTTTCCAGCAGCCATCAGATGCTAAGCGTAATTGTGCCATTTGCTGTAAAGTTGATCGAAATCACTTCCAGCTCACCCACGGTAGCAGCATATTCCGCATTAGTAATCAATGCAGTAAAAGTAATCTTCTTGCCGCCACTTTCATCGAGATAAAGCTCAAGTTCAGCATTGGCAGGATCTTCAGTCGTGACCACTTCCTTGATCAGGTCAAGCTTGTCACCAGCTCCAGGTGCATCGTAAAGCACCTCAAGGGTGCCGCTACCACCAATCAGACCGCCGACATAAGCACGGAAGGTGTCACCGTGATCAGTCACCTCAAGCGATTCCTTGTCAATGGTCATCGACCACGACCGCACAGATGCGATCTCGGAAAGCGCTGCACCACCAGCGTCCTTATCAAACTTGATGGTACCTTGTTCGCCGCGATAAAAAGCCATGATCAGAGCGTGGTGGTAATGGTGCCGTTGGTGACGAAGTTGATTGTGATGATCTCAAGCTCACCCACTGTAGCTGTGTACTCCGCTGAAGTCACAACACCATCAAAGCTAATAGATTTGCTGCCGCTGGTGTCAAGGTAAAGCTCAAACAATGCGGTGCCTTCATCCGCTGCTGTGTTGATGTGATCAATAAAATCAGCAGTCTCATCCGCAGACGATGCTGTGTAGATCACTTCGCAGCTACCGGAACCACTGATGATGCTGCCGATGTTGCCAGCGTAGCTGTCACCCATTGATGTGGTTTCAAGCACTGCCTTGTCTAAGGTCAGCGACCAAGACCGAGTGCTGGTGATAGCTGAAGCAGATGAACCGGCATCATCAAATTTAACGCTACCCTCCTCGCCGCGATAGAAAGCCATGATCAGAGCAATGGAATTGTGGTCTCAGTTTAGATACGCTTCAAAGCTAATGCTCAGCCGTGTCTGAAAATAAGCTGCATCTGGTTCCGATGGCGTGACCACATTTGGACCTGACGCAGGATCAAAGGTAACTTGATCAGCAATGGTCTGCCGATCAAACAGATCCTTAATGCGTTCCGCAATGGTATAGTTTGCCGCTGCACCAACGCCAACGGGGGTGAAGATATTAACGATCAAGACGCCATTTTGCTGATTGTGCCCATCGGTTGGCCCTATAAGGGTCAAATAGTTGTTGTCACCAAATAGCAAGCTGACCTGCAGCCACGGCAGGTTGTTTGGTGGCGTGAACGGAACGTTTGGGTAGGCAACCGGATAGGACGGCGCCAAAGCCATCTCAGTAGCAATGCGGCTTTCGATCGCAGCGCGAACGTCGTTGTAGGTGCTGCTCATGATTCCCTCCCGATGCGACCGGCATTGTTTTGAATAAATGTTTGTATATCTTTTGCCACCATATACGGAATGTATTTCTCTTCAATTTGCCCGCCCTTGGATCGCCATTTACCATTCCATGATGGCGGCAGGTTTTTACCCGTCAAAACTGGTTCAACGTATGGCAGATTATTGTGGATGCTATAGACGTTACCAAGCTTCTCTTGCGAGTAGTTGGTGCGATCCGGTGGTGTGATGGCGCCGTTGTATTGACCTTCGGGCTTGATGCCACCTGATGCAGAGTTCTCGCCGATCTGCCAACTTACACGCAATCTGCCTGTATCAATAGGGCTAGCTTCTTTGACACGCCGATCAGTTTCAAATACGGCAGCACGCAGCAATTTTTCATACTGCCCTTCGATGTAGTTACCAATCTGTGATAGCGGGATCTCGCGTGCCATTATGCTCTCAGGATTAGCTCATAAGTGATCGGCTGATTATCCTGTTCAATCGTGGTAATTCTGATGACTTGATAAGTCACGCTACTGATTACAACACGATCAGCAGTGGTAGGCACGGCACTGACATCTGCTGCGGCAATGGTAAGCCTGCGATCACCAGCCTGAATCAGATCACCAACTTCACGCGCATTCACATCTTCTAGCACACCTTTGATTGTTACATCAGACGTAGCTTCAGATGCCGTACCGGTCGTCGGGTTGTAAACACCAGACGTTACAGTACGCAGCGTGACATCACCACCAAACTTGCTCATCAGCTTGGTGGCAACCTTACGTAGTGGTGTGGCGAGTGTCATGGTTACATACTAGTCGGGGACACTACGAGGTCTAGGGGTAGATGCTGTAGTGGGCGTTGATGTTGGCTTCAATCGCAAGCCTGCTACTCGCAAGATTTGAGGGATAGTAAATTACTTCCTGAATAAAGCCATCAAGATAAGAGCCAACGCTTACCCGTTCATGGGCGCCTATGGTAAACCTGTTTAGTGTGAGCAGGCCGACATCACAGTTAAAATTAGAAAGAATCGCCGTTGACTGGCGATAACCACTAATGCTGGTGCCATTTGTTGTGATCGAGATCAGGTTTTGAACTGCTCCTGGTGTGCCAGCTTGCGTGATTTTGGTAACGAAACCGTCATCGCGCTTGCCAAAATTTAAGGAATTATTGTTAAAATAGTCGCCAAGGACAAACAAGCTATTATTTGTTGCCGAATTGCCCAAAGCCGCAACAGACATAAAATTTGTGTTGTTGTTTACCTTGCTGACATGAAAAGCCGAAGCTGGTTTGTCAGTTCCACTAAAGGCTGATGCGACTGCATGGGCTGATAAATGCTGACTAGATCCATTAAAGCTTAAAGCAGGCTTGGAATTGATGGTTTGCAATGAACCGGAAGATACAATGCTCGGCTGATTTGCAGTTGTTGTTTGGGTAGCGTTATTGCCGTTCCCGCTCTGGTCATACCAAGTCCGCACAAACCCATCATTCCCCGCACCAACCCACGCAGCGAGTGTTCCATCACTCACCTCTGTGGCGGTGAAATCTTGCTCAGCGTTGTCGTTGGAACGGCGGACTCGGACAACCGGCGCGTTTCTTAATAGGCTT